CCCCGCCATGGGCAGCCGTTTGTTGACCCGCTGGCTGAACCGTCCGTTGCGGGATTTGACGGTGCTGCAAGCGCGTCAGACGTCGATTACCTGCCTGCTGGACGGTTATCGCTTTGAAAAGCTGCAGCCGCAGTTGAAGGAAATCGGCGATATCGAGCGCATCCTGGCGCGGATCGGCCTGCGCAATGCACGGCCCCGTGACCTGGCGCGTCTGCGCGACGCCCTTGGCGCACTGCCGCAGCTGCAAGTGGCGATGACCGAACTGGATACGCCGCACCTGCAACAACTCGCCGTCACGGCCGGTACCTACCCGGAACTGGCAGCGCTGCTTGAAAAGGCCATCATCGACAACCCGCCGGCGATCATCCGCGACGGCGGCGTACTCAAGACCGGCTACGACAGCGAACTGGACGAATTGCAGTCCCTGAGCGAAAACGCCGGGCAGTTCCTGATAGACCTGGAAGCCCGCGAAAAAGCCCGCACCGGTCTGGCCAACCTGAAGGTGGGCTACAACCGCGTGCATGGCTACTTTATCGAGTTGCCGAGCAAGCAAGCCGAGTCGGCGCCCATCGACTATCAACGCCGTCAGACACTCAAAGGTGCCGAGCGCTTTATCACCCCCGAGCTGAAGGCGTTTGAAGACAAGGCGCTGTCGGCCAAGAGTCGTGCCCTGGCTCGGGAAAAGATGCTCTACGAGGCCTTGCTGGAGGACTTGATCAGCCAATTGGCGCCGCTGCAGGACACCGCCGCCGCCCTGGCGGAACTGGATGTGCTAAGCAACCTCGCCGAACGGGCGCTGAATCTTGACCTGAACTGCCCGCGTTTTGTCAGCGAGCCGTGCATGCGCATCGTGCAGGGGCGCCATCCGGTGGTGGAGCAGGTGTTGACTACGCCGTTCGTCGCCAACGACCTGTCGCTGGACGACGACACCCGCATGCTGGTGATCACCGGCCCGAACATGGGCGGTAAATCCACTTACATGCGTCAGACCGCATTGATTGTGTTGCTGGCGCATATCGGCAGCTTTGTGCCGGCGGCCAGTTGCGAGTTGTCCCTGGTCGACCGCATTTTCACCCGGATCGGCTCCAGCGATGACCTGGCGGGTGGCCGTTCGACCTTTATGGTGGAAATGAGCGAAACCGCGAACATCCTGCACAACGCCACCGAGCGCAGCCTGGTGCTGATGGACGAAGTCGGCCGCGGCACCAGCACCTTCGACGGCCTGTCCCTGGCCTGGGCGGCGGCCGAGCGTTTGGCGCACTTGCGCGCGTATACGCTGTTTGCCACCCACTACTTTGAACTGACCGTGCTGCCGGAAAGCGAGCCGCTGGTGGCCAACGTGCACCTCAATGCCACCGAGCACAACGAGCGCATCGTGTTCCTGCATCATGTGCTGCCAGGGCCGGCCAGCCAAAGCTACGGCCTGGCCGTGGCACAACTGGCCGGCGTGCCGAACGACGTAATCCTGCGCGCCCGCGAGCACCTCAGCCGCCTGGAAACCACGGCGCTGCCCCACGAAACCGTGGTCGCCAGCCCCGCCAAGGCCGCCCGCAAGCCCGCCGCGCCGCATCAGAGCGATCTGTTCGCCAGCCTGCCCCACCCGGTGCTGGATGAGTTGGCAAAGCTTGACCTGGATGATTTGACGCCGCGTAAAGCGCTCGAAATGTTATATGCACTGAAGACTCGGATATAA